CAGTGCTGTAACATCTTGGTCTATTCCTATTCCTATTGGTATTGAATACCTTACAGTGGTTTCTGGTTCTAATACAGGACAGAATGTAACTATCAGAGTTGAAGGTAGCGAAGTTACAGCAACAGCATAAGGGAGTATCATGGCTAGTAATGTAAAACCACCTGTTGGCGCAACTTTAAATAGAGATCATCCTTTAGCTAATGATCTTGTTGCCTGTTGGCTTTTTAATGAAGGATCTGGAAATGTTATTCATGAATGCTGCAACAATGTGGATAACCTATTTGTAGATTTATCTAACCCTTCTACGTCTTCAAGTGGGTGGAGAAGAGGTCCAAGTGGCTCTGTTGTACGATTTAATGGATCAAGTAATTATATGCAGGGAGTACCTGTAGGTTTACCACAAGGAAATGTTTCACTTACTATGATATGCAGAGTTAGATTTACTAATGCACAAGCACCAGGGGTTCCAGCTATACTTGCTTACGGATCAGAAGGTGGAAGACAAATGTGGGGTTTTGGAATGCGACCTCAAGGTTTTTACTTTTTGGGCTATAGTAATGATGCTAATCAAGATTGGTCATATAATACAAACCAATGGTATTGGTTAGCATTATCTACTTCAGGTACATCAGTTAAATGGTATGCAGATGGTCTTAAAATAGGACCTGACGGTACGATAAGCATAGAACAGGTAACTAAGACCTTTGTTGCTATGGGAATACAGAGGCCGGGGAATAAGATCTATTACGATGGAGATATTTCAGATATATTTCTCTACAAAAAAGAATTACCACAATCAATGATACAAAACGTAATGGGGGACCCTTACAGTATGTTTGAAGAGGGATCTTCTATTTGGTTTCCAGAGGGAACAGGGCCAGTTCCACCAGGATCTGACTACTTTTCACCTTATTACAGAACTTTATTGGTGGGGAATTAACAATGATAAAGAATACAGCAAGCCAGAAATGGATAGTTTTCGCTTTTGATGTAACTACCAATTTACCTGTTACGGGTGACTCAGCACAGATTACAGCTAATCTAAGGCTAGATGGTGGTGGTGCAAATGCAGTTGATGATACCAATCCAACTGAATTAGAAGATGGATACTATATATTTGATATCACAGCCGCTGAATCTAATGGCGATCTGATTGTTATCTGTCCTGTAAGTTCAACAGGTGATGTTCAAGTTATTGGAGTTCCAGGAGCTATTTGGACTGAGACTGATTTTACCAATATTGCCGCCATCTTGGAAGACACAGGCACAACTATTCCTGCTCTGATAAGTGGAATCGCTGCTGGTGGCCTGGACGCTGCCGAAACGAGAGCAGCTCTTGGACTTGCTACTGCTGATCTTGATACTCAGCTTGCTGCATTACCTACTGCTGGCGAAACGAGAGCAGAGATAGATTCCAACAGCACTCAGTTGGCTGCTATCGTAACGGATACAAATGAGTTGGAACTAGATTGGAAGAATGGTGGAAGACTTGATCTTATCTTAGATGCCATCAAAGCACAAGTAGATACTCTTGGTACAGGTGGTGGAGCTATTGCTTTTGTTTATACTCTGACGGATAGTGATACAGGATTACCAATATCTAATGCAGATGTTTGGGCAACCACGGATGAAGCTGGAACTAATGTTGTTGCTGCATCAATCACTAATCTATCTGGTGAAGTCACATTTAATTTAGATGCTGATACCTATTATATATGGAGAGCATGTTCTGGATATACATTTGCGAATCCAGACACAGAGGAGGTAGCGTAAGATGGCAACCGGAGAAGGTACAGGCACCACTGTTGGTGTAATCAGTTTGGATTGTACTGTTGGTGAAACAACTTCCAACAGCTATGTTTGCACAGCAGAGGCATCTACTATAATCGCACGTAACCTACACATCACAGATACATGGGCAGCATTATCTTTGGCTGATAGGGAAGCCTCATTGATGTACGCCACTGAGCTATTGGATTCCAACATCGACTGGCAAGGTACTATTTACACAACCACACAGGCGCTAAGATGGCCCAGAGAGGGACTATATGACGCAGAGAACGTGTTGATACCCGTTACATCTATACCCCAATGGCTTCAATATGCAACTTCGTTCTTTGGCTATTCACTGAGCCAGATCGACCGGACTATCGAAAGAGATACTGTTGGTTTTAAAAACGTATATGCTGGAGGTATCAATACGACACCTGATAAATATGACAGATATCAAACTATTCCAGCACATATCTTGGAGATGATTGCACCTTATGGTTTGTCGAAGATTAGAGTTGGAACTAGATTGGTGAGGTATTAATCATGGGTATGCGACTACAAGTGCAAAAATTAGTAAAAGCAAGTGTCAAATCTCTTGGTGATATAGCACTGGATGATATCACATATCATTATGCTGGCGTGATGGAATATGATCCTGTATCAGGTGGGATGATTGAGGTGGGTGGTGTTGATATTACACTAGGTTCATCACTCCTGGACGAACCTACATCTGAAGAGATCGCAGATACACCTATATTAATGACAGACACAAAACTGATAGTGCCTTATCTTTCCATCACTGCCGAGCCAAGGGTGGATGATTATGTGCATATTGATAGCGTTAAATATAATATCAAATGGTGGAATACTGATACCACTAAGAGTAATTATAGGATATTTGTGAGAAAGGCGTGATAATGAAAAAAGTTATTTACCTACTCTTTTTTATCACTCTGCTATTAAGCACACCTATATTTGCGGATGGGCATAATGCTGACGTTGCTGAAATTCAAACATCAATCAGGATTCTTCAGCAACAGGTCACCAACAACGGAGAGAAAAGCACTGAGATACTATCAACACTCCGTGGCCGTGGCGACAAACAAGGATTAGTTACAGTTGTTGCGGTCAATTGTAACTCCATTGCAAGTATGCAGACATGGATGCTGAGTATCTCAGTGTTTATCCTCGGGTTACTTGGATGGTCCATCAAAATGAAATTAAATAAAAAATGATATGGTAGATGATGGCAATACCTGATGCCATTGCAAGCATCAACCAGATGTGTCGTGCTTTCATTGCTGCCCCCCTTTCTATTACAGTATAACACATTTCTCTCTTTAATTTATAAAAAACTTTCAATTAATTTTCTTTCATAACAATAATAGACACTTATGTACTAATAGGCACCTAATGAGGCAATCATTAAAAATAATGCTTGACTTTGCCTTTCCTTCATGGTCTACTCTTTCATGATTTCCACAAACACTAATTCCAACGGGGAGAATGAAAGATGGGAAAGATAGAGCATAGATGGTTAAGCGTGGCGGAAACTGCGGAGTACCTTGGATATGCAAAACACTCACTTTATAACTTGCTTTCACCGAGTAACCCAAATAAGCTTCCATTTCCGTTCGCACCAAAACGCATTGGCAGAAAAGTTGTACTTGATAAATACGAAATTGACAAATATTTAGAGGACCAATAACAATGGACTGGCAAAAAGAACAGGTATATAGCAGTAAGATCAGCGCGGAAGAGGCAGCTATCATCTATATTGATAGGCAAGATCGGTCATCCGACATAGGTGATCAGCTTCTGCGTGCCATTGTACCATGTTTTGATTGCCAGTACTATCAATGCTATCAAAGAGTTTTGGGTGTTTAATGCCATTTTACATCCATGTTTGGGTCAATATCACCAGGAAAGGTGTAAAGGGTCGCCCTCCAACGGCCTGGCCCAAACAAAATTTAATCAACAAAATGTATTATCAACAGATGGTAACACATTAAAAAATAGATCAAACAATAATAAAAAGGAGGTGGATAAAATGGCAGATCACGCGGACATTCTCGATGAAATAGCACCAGGTTTTTTTGATGGAAGCTGGAGTAAAGAGGATGATAATATTCTCAACGAAATGCTATCTGATGAAGATAACATTCTTGATGAAACCTGGGATGATGAAGACATTACATTTGGAGGTAAGTAACATGGAAAGTAGAACGGAACAAGAAATACCAAGCGAATATGTAGCAGGCACACCAGTAGTAATGCAGAGCAAAGAGATCATTACAATAATTAATGGTGGCGGGGAGTTCAGATTTGCTAAAGTTGGCTGTGTGACACCAGAAGCCATCTTACATGCAGTAATGTATCTTTGCAGATTTCCGTGGGCTACAAGCAGGATGGTTTACGAATTTGTGGAAATTGCAGTGGCACATGCTGGAATAGATGTTGAACCAAAACCAAAACCAGAATAAAACCTTTATTGGAGGATTAAAAAAATGGCAGCAACACTTGAAATTGAATTAGAAGATAGAGTTAAAGCCAACGCTGATGAAATGATTAATTGGATGCATGAGTGGTTTGACTCGTGTCCGGAGGACATGGAAAATATGGCCTTCATCAAAAGAAATGATACTCAATTTTATGTTGGTGATGAACTATATAACCTATCGACGATTATCCAACACACAATAACGGAAGTTTAACCATTTATCAGTTTGTGTGGGGTGCCTACTTTGCGGGAGGTCAATGTGTGCCGCAATCACACAAACCCCACACAATTTTTTCTATTGCGGAGGAAAATATCATGGCGAATCTCAAAGAGAAAATCTTAGAACAAATTGACTTTCAGATGTTTTACCAAAACCACCTAGGCGTACTTCCTGAAACAAACAGCAATAATGAAATATCAGTTGTCTGTCCTTTCCATACTGATTCTGATCCATCCTTATCAATTAACATGGTAACAGGATACTATAATTGTTTTGGATGCGATGCCAAAGGTGACGTATTCACATTCCAAGAAAAGATTAAAGGCCAGCCTTTCTCAGTTGCAATACATCAGATGGCAGAGGACCTTAACATCACGAGCAACAGCAGTAACAATGAAAAGATTCACTTTGATTATAAGGATAAGGATGGGAACGTAGCCTATCGCATCATCAGATTTGATGATGGTAAAGGAATACCGCACAGACCTGATGGCAGTGGCGGTTGGATACCAGGAGTTAAAGGACACGTAGAGCTTGTTCCTTTCAATCTTCCAACACTATTAGATTCAACTAATGATAATAAGCAAATTCATATTTGTGAGGGAGAGCCGGATGCTATCACACTATGCGATTTGAATTACCTCGCAACCACGAACGCACTAGGCGCTCAGAATTGGAAATCTGAATACAATCAATACTTCGCAGGTAGAGACGTTATCATCCATGAAGACAATGACCAAGCTGGAAGAGATCGTTCAGAGAAAATATCAGGTTCACTGTTGTCAATAGCTAAGTCCATCAAAGTAATACAGTACCATGAGTTGGAAGAGAAGGGTGATGTAACAGATTTTCTTGATTCACTCAGCACAGCCAGTGAAATGAGAAAGAAGATGAGCTTAGGTGCAAAGATAAAAGCTACTCCTTATATAAAGGAACCATCTAAGATAACGAATACTGATTACCCTAATGCCGTAGAGTTTTTAACCATCAACGAATTGTTGGCAGTTGATTACCCTCCGTTGAAAGAAATAATGGGTAATGGAATCTTACCTGAAGGATGTGGCCTGATGCTGGCGGGTGAAGCTAAGACAGGTAAATCTTTAATCTCTCTGGAATGGGCATTACATTTGGCAATAGGTAAAGATTTATATGATGGTTTAATTCCTGTTCCAAAGAAAAGGAAGACCATATTTTTTCAAGCAGAAAATCCAAGTAGGCAAGTACAGTTTAGAAATAAAAGAATGATGGAAGGATTGGGTATATTGACAATAGATAATTCCATCTTCTTTACCAACAGAAGAGAGCGATACAATCTGTTGGAACCAGCATCTGTAAATAAAATAATAGATACGGTTAAGGCTTCTGGTGCTGATGTATTTGTTATTGATCCATTGAGTTCGTTCCATAGTGTTGATGAGAATGATAATGTAAAGATGCGTAATGTGTTGGATAGGATCACAGACATATCAATAGCGACAGGTGCATCGAGTATCGTGATACATCACTTTGGAAAACCACAAGATGGAAGAAGTAATAAGGATAGGACACGAGGCGCATCATCTATTCAGGGTTGGTATGATACCCATTGTAGTGTCACCAATAAGAGCCATGAGAGTAAGACGCTGAGGACCATTACCTTTGATCCTTTACGACATGGACCATCTCTGAGGCCAATCTTAGTTGAGCGGGATGAGTTCTTCAACTGTACTCCAACTGAGTCTGATAGCGTGGTTAAGACTTCAGATGTTGTTAATATATTAAAGGATAAATTCAGGGGATCGGCTGAAGGTAAGATCACTTTAATCAGAGCCATCCAAAACGCATATGATGTTAGTGATTCAACTGCCAAGAGAGCCATCAAAGAAGCACAGGAAATGAAGGTGATTAAGATGGTAAATGGGGATAATAATAAGAGCAAAAGGTGCGTGTTATGTTAGCGGGAGATAGGGTTCAGATAGGGGTCGGATTGGGGTCAAGGGTATTAAAACGTGACCCTAATCAAGGGGGCGTGACCCTAATAAGTTGTAATGATTTCAGTCAGTTGCATTGGGGTCACGGGTTATTGGGGTCAAGGGGGTGTGACCCTATACAAGTAGTTGATATGACTGGTAAAAAAATAGGGGTCAAGGGTTCTTATATATAAGGGTATATGTGTGACCCCTATTTTATAATTCTCTGTTTTTTCTTTGATGGTTTTATAATTTATTGTTACTCAGATGGAGGAATAAAAAATGGCAAATGTTGGCTTTATAAATTTTGATGTTAGCTTGGGAGATGCTATCCACTTTGCAGATAAAGTTGGATATAAACCTGATGCAGATGTTGATGATAAATTTGATTACATACTTGGACTATCATGCCACCTTATCAAACATGACTATTGGAGTATGGCTAGTTGTGATGCTATAGCCGCCTTCTGCATCCGTGCTAGATCGTGGATAGAGGATAGGCAACGAGAGGCTCGTATTGGTACTCAGGAGGCACGGCAGGCATCGAAGGCATACAGTTACCTAGGTTTGTACTTAGCGTAGCACAGTGCCCACTTTTATTTACTATTATGAGGAGGATAAAATCATGTTGGCAATCACTGTTGGGATAGGCATTGTACTTTCGGTATTTGTTGTTGGTACTCTATGTAGTGCAATATGGGATTAAATATGGGATTAAACATCTACATTTTTGTAGGATTAAATATGGGATTAAACATAAGACAAGATATGACAATATGTTGGATTAGGAGTAGGATTAAACATAAGACAAGATATGACAAGATATGACAAGATATGACAATATGTTGGATTAAATCTAACGTCTTTTATGTCTTGTCTGGGAAGGAAGTACAATATATTGTACTTTGGTGAATAGGTAGTACCACTATATATTGTACTTTGGTGAATAGGTAGTACCATATATTGATATTAGGATTTGCTTATGTCTTGTCTGGGAAGGAAGTACAATATATTGTACTTTGGTGAATAGGTAGTACCATATATTGATATTAGGATTTGCTTATGTCTTGTCTGGGAAGGTAGTACCACTATATATTGTGCTTTGGTGAATAGGTAGTACCATATATTGATATTAGGATTTGCTTATGTCTTGTCTCAAATAGAACTGTCCGGAAAATCGGACACTTTTATGAATATTTGGTACTAACATGGAAGATAGGACAATATAATGTAGTACCACATTGTAGTACCAGGAGGAGGAAAATATCATGGCGAAGCAATCAAGATCAAGAATTAAACCAATTATAAAGAGAAACGTCACACAAGAGCCTGTGGTACCCCGTGAGTGCGAGGCAGCAGATAACCCTACCACTGACCCTCGTGAACATGCTAAGACGATCCTGGAGGCTATTATTAAACGCAACACAGCTATCGAAGAGGAGTTATATGCAGAGGCACAAGACAAAGGGTTAATTATCAATGGCAAGCTTAATTCAAATCTAAGTAAAGAATTTCTAAAGTTTCAAGCGGCAACTTTAAAAGCAACTAAAGAGTTTGTTATCTTAGATGGTAAGATCGAAGCTAAGGTGGAGATAGATGCAGACCCATTTGAGGATATATTCAGTGATGCCTAAAACCTTGAGAATTTTTGGGGCCTGGGCGGTGTGCGCGGGAGCGCGGAAGAGACTAGGTATCCGCCGGAATTGGGATATCTGCTGTCAAGCCCGAAAAACTGATTTTTTTTACTTGTCATGCTAGTATACTACGTAGTACGCCCTAAAAGGGTATCTCACTGGACGATCGAAGGGGAAAGCATAGTAAGGATAGGGTTTTGATGGCCTATCGACCTACCGGGCGATAAAAAGGGAGGAGGTTAGGTTAGTACACCTCCCATAAAAATAAAAAATAAAAAAGGAGTTCTACACCTCCCATAAAAATAAAAAATTAAAATGGAATCTAGGCTACTACACCTCCCATAAAAATAAAAATGGAGTACAAAAATGGCAAAACAGGAATTTACAATAAAGAATATTACAAAGAACCAACAGAAACCTAAAAATAGACCCAAACAGCAACCTAAAGCCAAGATTATCGGGTATATCAACAAACAGGGGGTACACACTAATGAACGCTAAAGAAAGAGTAGAACGCTGGTCAAAATCAACACCAGAGGCATTCCTTGCTTGGGTAGATGACATTAAACCGCAGATACTCCAAAACAGCAAATACACAGTATTCGTTCCAACAAAGAAACAGCTATACCTTATAAATGAGGTACTGAAACCTGCACCCACACCTATTATCAAAAAACCTAAACCAATACAGAAACTGGATAAGCGCAGTACATCAGCGAGAGCGCCTAGACCAACACGCAAACAACCTGACTTACCCAAGACTGATACCCCAACACCAAAGCTCTCTTCTTCATTTAGACGCAGCATGAGCCTTGTAATTCAACCAAGACGCCATGGTAAGAGTTCTCTATTTGCTTTGATGGTTATTTGGCTTGCAACATCACGTCAAAATCAAACGATTCAGGTGTTGGGAAATTCAGAATCACACACTCGGAGAACTCAGTTCAACACCATCAAAAAAATCATCATGCACACACCTCGACTACTTAAACTGATACCTGAGAGAGACCTATTTGTTTTTGAGATTTTCTGTAAGCTCCAAGGCTCAGTTATTCAGATGGCACCAGGCAATAATGTTTCTGCTTCATTTGGTGACAGATTCACAGCTATGTGGGTATCGGATTTACATGCTGCCGTTGATCTAGGACCTTATAATGCTATGCAGGCATCACTTTTGGACAGCGAAGATAGCCTTCTCCTTATTGACTCCAACGTGGATACCATTGATGGACACGTTCATGCGGTGCAAAAAGAGGCGGAAACAGACGATACCATCTTCTGCGACTACACCTCATACCCTGATATAGCCACATACAGCAAGGAAGCACCTCCCTGGATTGACCGTAAAAAAGCCAGAAGACTGGAGAGGACTCTACTTGAGGCGGATTTCCGTAGAGATATTCTTGGCTTACGATCAGATGCAGTTAATAGTTTATTTGGGGATGCTACCATTACCATATGTAAATCTGACTATCATATTTCAGTTGAAGACCTCCAGAGCCTAGCTCAGGGACGCACATACCGCATTGGAGGAGGATTGGATCGTTCCAAGAGCTTACTTGGTTCTACTTTTGGTGGAGATAATTCCATTTGGACTTGCGTGATGAAGTGCGCTAACCCTCAGAAAGATGGGGAGCCTGAGATATTCATTCTAAACCAAGTTAATGTGCTTCCAAATACAGGTTCTGGAATTAAAAAAGCAATTCTTGAAGATCACCAAAGGTATAAATTGGATAATTGTATTTTGGAAGATTATGAAGTATCTGATATCTATCCTTGGGTACAAGCGCAGGGTATTCCAGTAGAGACGATGACGCCTCACAGTACCCGCCAGAATAGTTCCTTTCCTGAGCTTAGTAGAATTGCAAAAGAGGGGAGGTTACATTTCCCATCTGACCTAACTGATTTAATCTCAGAGATGCGAACTTTTTCCTACATCAAAGCACCCAAAGGGGAAGGGTATTCATTTGGACATACGACACGTAAGCAGAAAGATGATAGGGTATTTAGTTTGAATTGGGCTGTATATAGCCTAAGAGCGCAGATTATGAATCTATATTCATTGGATAACATTAACTGCAAGAGTAAAACTAAGAATAAACAACTCTGTTTTCTTTTAGGTGGACGTACCCGCCTTTACTGTGGTGATCAATGTGACGCTTGCCAAGAGGTTGAAGATATGTATCGCCAATTCATGCAATATCAGATGGATAGCGAGTTGGAGTTGCAAGATTTCTTTAAACATTATGTAAAATTAGTAGGAACTCGCATATATAGGATGCTATAATGTACGATATGACAAAGAACATCAAAAGAAATAGCTTGACTTACCCAAATAGGCATGATAGGGTTTTTAATAAGTCCCAACTTAGATGTTGGAACTGTAATAAATTGCTAGGCACTGGCCGCATTACTGAAGGATACATCGAAATTAGATGCAGCAAATGTGGGCAACATGCAACAGCGGGAGTTCACAACGCAACACTGGCAACACTGGCAATTATTGTTTTAATAAAGTAGAGCCCATAGAGGCCATATAACAAGGTTGAGTTGTATGGCCTTTTTCATTTACACCGGATAGAGGATAAAAAGATGCTTTTTAAATCTGCTGCAAAAGAAGTAGTTGATCAAATGTTCATTTTGGCGCAAAAGGCTGCTACGGACGAACGGAAGGAAAATAGTATCAAGCGCCTAAGCTATTACCATGATGAAATGGATGATTATGTGGTAAAAATGCTGGAGAAGCATCACACTGAAGCTGAACTGTTTGAACCATGCTTCTTTAATATAACCAAGAAGATCATAAATCAGCTTGCTCAAGTATATCTACAAGATGCTAATCGTAGCTTGGGAGATGCAACTGATTCTGACAATAAAATATATGAAAATATTGTAAAGACTTCCAACATTAATGCCAAGATGAAGATTACATCAAGGTATTGTAAATTGTTGAAAACTCTGCTGGTTAGACCTATATGGCGCAACAACAAAATGGATTTAGACGTACTCACCGGAGACATACTTGATGTATCCATTGGTGATGTACCCTCTGATTTAAGAGCCGTAATGATTACACACTACCCTGAAAATGGCAAGATCGCAGATATTACCTACTCTTTATGGACTGATGCGTACTGGCAGAAGCTAGATCATCAAAAAAATGTACTGACAGAAGAAACAAATCCTTATGGAATCACACCGTTCATCCCTATTTGGGACGCATACCCTGCACTAGGTTCTTTCTGGCAACCAGGCGGCAACGACATAGAGCGATGCCAAGAGGCTATCAATGCGAAGCTGACTGACTTATTGCTAGTAATTGAATACCAAGGCTTCGGCACTCCAGTAATGCGGGGAGTTCCTTCGGGCTCCCAGTTAGCGTTTGGACCTCACACAGCCGTAGAGATTACTGATCCACAAGGTGATTTTCATTATGCCAAAAGCAATGCACCTATCACGCAAATACTTAATAGTATTGAATTTTTGGCGAAACAGGTTGCTATCACTAATGGATTATCAGCACAGAGCATGTCAGTTAAGCCAACACAAGAAAGTGGCTTGAGCCGCATAGCTGGTTCCGCTGAACTTTTGGAATTACGCAAAGATTCTATTTCTTTATTTGGCGACTATGAACGACAGCTATTTGATATGCAGAAACTGATATGGAACACTCATAACACTGAGCAGATATCAGAATCTAGCAGATTAAAGTTGGATTTTTGGGACCCAACTCCAGTTATGAGTCCAGATAAGCAAGCAGAACTTTGGGCGAGAGAGTTGGAAATGGGAACAATATCAAGACTTGATATCATCATGATCAAGAATCCTGATTTATCCAAAGAAGATGCAATAGACAAATTAAAAGAGATCCAAGAAGAAAAGAAATTATATTCAGATTCGTCTACTGAGACGTTAATTCAGGAAAGGATTTAAAATGGAAGATGCACAACCAGTCATCGCAGACGTTAAAAGTGAGGATACACCCGTAGCACCCGTTCAAGCCACACCGGACCTCGCCACCGGCAAAGGCGATCAGATGGTTCCAAAACAGAGGCTAGATCAGGTAATCCAGCAAAGGAAGGATGCGCTCGCAGTAGTAAAAGGAGTGGCAGATGAATTAATCCTTGACGTACCGGAAGCCTACAGGGACCTAATCCCTGAGATGGATTCTGCTGCACAGATTATTTGGATTCGCAAAGCCCAGAAGAGTGGAATCTTCACAAAAGAAGTACAGAGCTTGGACACCGAGAGACCCGCTGGTAAGAAAGTGGTTGATTATTCAAAAATGAAGCCTACTACTATGATTTCAGCAGGCTATAACAAGTAAATACTTAGACGAGTGATTAGATCAGAGCCCACAGAGGTCCGTAATTTAATACTCAGAGGACAAAATCATGGCATTAACATTGATCGAACAAAGTAAGTTGAAAGATAATCCGCTTCAAAAGGGAGTGGTTATGTGTTTTCCTGAAGTCAGCCCCGTACTTGAAGGCATTGAGTTCCTGAATGTCTCCAGCGATACGTATAAATATAATCGTGCTGACATGCTTCCCCGTTCAGATTTCCGTGCAATCAACGAATCATACACGGAAGAGAGCGCAACTCTGGACGCTGTAACTGAGTCCCTTACCATCAGTGGTGGATTTTCGGATGTGGATCGTGCCCTTATTAAAACTCAGGGTAATATCAATGACATACGTGCGATTCACGATATGCTGAAAGCTAAAAGTTGCGCCATGAAGTGGCAAAAAACGTTCTTTAAGGGCGATGTTGAGAGCAACCCGAAGGAATTTGATGGCTTGCAGGCGAGACTCATTGGCGATCAGTTGATTCAAGCTGGTTCTTCTGATGGTGGCGACGCTCTGAGCCTTATTAAACTGGACGAGTTGATTGACCAGGTTGATGGTTTCCCTGATGTTCTGTACATGAATAAAACGATGCGGCGTAGGCTCTCTGCTGCGGCCAGACTGAATACAGTTGGCGGCAATGTAAATTACACCGTTGATGAGTTTGGACGATCCGTTATGCAGTATAATGACGTTCCGATTCGTGTGATTGAAGAGGATGAGGAAGGGAATGCTATTCTTGGTTTTAATGAGCTGGCTTCCACAGGCTCTACCGCTACTGCAACTTCGATTTACGCAGTAAGATTCTCTCCCATTCATGTGTTTGGATTGCAGTGTGGTGATATGGACGTTCTTGATCTTGGATTGTACTCAGGTGGTGTAGTTTTTCGTACCCTCATTGAGTGGATTTCAGGTTTCTCAATCGCCCATAATAAGGGTGCAGCTAGGCTTAAAGGTATCTCTGATGCTGCAATTACCGCCTAAACAAAAATAGGGATACCTTATTATATAGGGTATCCTTTAATATGAGGTGTTAAAATGTCCACATTTTTGAAAAGTTCCAGAGGTAGGATGGTAGATGACCGTTTGGTATTAAAAGCGAAAGGCACTGTTGCTACTTCTATGGTTGGCGAAGATCCTATTGGTACAGATAAATCCCATGATGCTGGTGGTGCTACCAGAGGTGCCATGGTACTTAACGTGTATGCAGTTCCCAATTTGATTGCTGGTGCTAATTTTACAATGCGATTACAGGGTGGGAAAACCAGTACTTTTGCTTCCCTTACTGATCTTGCAATTGTCGAACTTGGCGATGCTGCTGGTATTAGTTCGGAATCAGATAAAGGCGTTGGCCGGTACATTGTGCCCTTCACCAATGCTTTTGATGGCACAGTTTATAGGCATCTCCGTCACTCTATTACTTGTGGCGGTACTGTTGGTACAGGTATCGAATATGAATGTTACCTGACTAATTTGGTGTAAACAACTAATAGGTAGGTGTGCCTTTTGATAGGCACACCTACTGTGGGGCTTCTCATGGCTTGGAAAATAGATGTAAGACTGGATAAAGATCAAAATAACGTAGGAACAGTAGTTGGAACATGGAATGATCTTACTTATGGAATGTTCACCTATACTAAAAGGGTTAAGACTGACACAGGTGGAGCATCTGGGTACATGACCGAAGCTATCGCTGCGAGAGATGCTTGACAACTGAAGCAAGTAGATAATACAACCAAAGCAGCTTATCTGCTGAATTTGATGAACACGAATGATGAACAGGTAGAGGTATAAAAGATGGCAGCAACAAAAGCAGTAACCGTACTGGACAATAATGTTACCTTAACAGCTAGTGCAGGGGATCATACTTCTAACGTATGGACTCTTGATGATGGTTATGGTGGCGAATTGTACATTAAGATAACAAATGGTGGAACAGGACCTACTGTTGCCGCTGAGGCTCAAATCATGACTTCTCCTGATAACAGCAATTACTACAAATTAGGTGGTGCTTTGGTTTCTACTCTTGGAAACAGTGCTGTAACATCTTGGTCTATTCCTATTCCTATTGGTATTGAATACCTTACAGTGGTTTCTGGTTCTAATACAGGACAGAATGTAACTATCAGAGTTGAAGGTAGCG